ATCGGGCATGCGACTCCTGGCGACTCTCATCGCCGTGTCGGCCCTCGCGGCGTCTGCCGCCACGATTGACGAGTCGAAGGGCGACGGCCGCTACCTCGACTACGGTGCGACGTTCTCGGGCTACGTCGTGCGGGTCGTCGGCAACAACGCCGAAGGCGTTCCGCTCGCGGGCTCTGGCACGCTCATCTCGCCGCACTGGGTGTTGACGGCGGCCCACGTCCCGCACGAGATGACGGCTGTCACGGTCGTCCTCGGCGGCGAGCGACTCGCGTGCGACCGCGTCGTGCGGCATCCCGAATGGACCGGCGTTCACGGGTGGCACGACATCGCCCTGGTGCGGCTCGGACAGCATCGGCACGCCGACGTGTATCCACGGCTCGCTGACGGCACCGAGCGGCTCGGGAGCGTCGCCGCCGCCGCTGGGTACGGAATGACAGGCACGCTCACACGCGGGCTCACGGGCGGCGACCAGCGGCTGCGAGCCGGGACGTGCTTCCTCGGGTCGATCGAGCACGGCGTGTACGTCTGCCCGATCCGCAGGACGCCTGACGCTGGCCCGCTCCCGGCGTGCATCGCGCCGGGCGACTCGGGCGGGCCGCTATGGGCAACGGCGATCGACGGCAGCACGAGGCTTGTCGGCGTGAACTCATACGTCGCCCGCGTTGGTGGAAAAACGCGATACGTCCTCGGCGAAGAGTCGGGTCACACCCGCGTGGTGCTCTACCTCGATTGGATTCGGAGCGTGGTCGGCGAACTTGACGAGCCATGCACGATGCCGGGATGCCAACCGCCACGCTGAGATTCCGATTGCCCGAGGACGAGGGCGAGTTCCGCGACTGCGTCGAGGGCTCGCGGGCGAAGTCGATCGTCATCCTGCTCGACGACCACCTCGCGACCGAGATCAAGGGCGGCGAGCTCGGCCACGATGTCGAGGTGGCGTACCAGGAGCTCCGCGAGTGGCTGCGGAGTCAGTGTGCGGAGCACGGGCTCGATCTGCTGTGACCATCACGCTCTCCATCCCCGGCGATCCGGTGCCGCAGCCGCGCCCGCGAGTGTCAACGCAGGGCGGGTTCGCTCGCGCGTACGTACCGAAGAGCCATCCAGTTCACGCCTACCGACAGGCGATCGCATTAGCGGCAAGCGTCGCCGGGCTCCGCGAGCAGGCGAAACCAGTCAGCGTCGTCATTGACGCCGTGTTCGCACGACCCAAGTCGCACCTCACGAAGTCAGGCGTGAAGCCGACCGCACCGGCGCTGCCGCGTCCCGACGTGGACAACCTGGGCAAGGCGGTCCTCGACGCGCTGCAGGACGTGATGGGCGATGATACGAACGTGGCTCGTCTCGTCGTCGAGAAATCGTGGGGCAGCGAGGGTCGCACGACGGTGCGGATCACATGAACGTCGCGATCTTCACGAGCGCGGGTGTCGGCACGCCGTGGGCAGAGCTCACCGTTGCGAACCGTCTCGCGTACTGCGTGAGGCACGACTACACGATGGTGTGGCGATGCGAGCCGTACTCACAGGCGCTGGCGAACTTCTGGCGGATCGGGCAACTGCTCGAACACCATGACCTCGTGTGGACGCTCGACGCCGACTGCGTGATCACGAACCTGACGACCCGGATCGAGGACGTGCCCGAGCTCGGGCCGCACATGACGATCTGCGAGGAGGGTATCGGCGCTCACGCCCTGGTGAACGGCGGGTCGATCGTGTGGCGTGCAACTCAAGGCACGCTGTCGCTGCTCGCCGACATCGTCGCCGCAGAGGACGAGTGGCGAGGCATGGAGTGGAACGTCCAGCAGTGGCTGATGAAGCACCGCGAGCGGCTGGCGGATCGCATGACGATCGCGCCGAAGCGGACGTTCAATTCGGTGCATCTCGGACAGACGAACCACTGGCAGAACGGCGACCTCGTCTATCACCCGTGCGGCAATCCGCCCGACATCCGATGCGAGCTGATCCGCGAGCACCTGGGCCGGGTGGTCACATGAGCTACCAGTTCACGCACGACTGGTTCTCGATGCGAACGAACGCCTGGCGTGAGCACGTGCTGCCTCGCCTGCCGCACCCGTGCCGCTGGCTGGAGATCGGATCGCACGAGGGCCGCTCTGCGTGCTGGATGCTCGATGAAGCACTGAAGCACGGCGACACGATCACGTGCGTCGATACCTGGGGTGGGCCGTTTGACGGGTTCTCGGCAGAAAATCCCGAGGCGCGGTTCGACGCCAACCTCGCCGGGCGTGCCGAAAAGTTTCGCGGACGCTCGCACGTCTTTCTCGCCCGCGCCCTCGCCGAGCATCGGATGTTCGATGGCATCTACATCGACGGCGGGCACGAGGGCCGCACGGTGCTCGAAGACACGGTGCTCGCGTGGCGGCTGCTCAAGGTCGGCGCTGTCATCGTGTGGGACGACTACGAGTGGCGTGATCCGCACCCGCACCGGCAGCACCTACCGACGCCGGAGCCCGCGATCGATGCGTTCCTCTCGCTCTACGGCGAGTGCGTCGAGGTGCTCTACCGTGAGTGGCAAGTCATCGCCGTGAAGCGGGGCGAGTGAATGGACATCTACGCGATCACGACGAGCGTCAACTACGCGGACTACCTGCCTCACTGCCTGCACTGCCTCGCCGGTCAGGTGTCGGGCGTCTGCGTCGTCACCGAGGCGAACGACGCCAGCGTTGACGTGGCCCAGCGATTCGAGGCGACGCCTCTGATCTATGACGGGTGGCACGCCGACGGGGCAGCGTTCAACAAGGCAGGTGCGGTTCGATTCGCCCAAGAGCATTTGCACGCCGCGTACCCGGATGCGTGGTATCTGCTGATCGACGCCGACGTGATGGTGCCGACGAACGCACGCGAGATCATCGAGCAGGACGCGACCAGTCCCGAGACGCTCTACGGAGCGAGGCGGGTCGATTTCCACTCGCCCGAGCGGCTCGCCGACGGCAAGCCGAACAAGGCGTACGCCTCGATGTTCGCCGGATTCTTCCAACTCTACCGGCGGCACGTCCTCTACCCCGAGTGGTCACGCACGGCCGAGCTCTGCGACCTGTCGTTCGCGACGCAGTTTGCGTCGTGCGTCGTGCTGCCGATGACCGTCGGTCACTGCGGCGTCGAGGCGGTCAACTGGGAGGGGCGGCGGTCGCCGCTCTGGAAATGCTGACGCTCTTCACGCTCGTGCTCAACGGCGAGCCGTACATCGAGCAGCACCTCGCGACGTTTCGCCAGCTCACGATCCCGTGGCAGTGGCGGATCGTCGAGGGCGTCGCGGCACCGACGCACTGCACGGCGTGGTGCCAGACGATGCCCGACAAGTGGCACCGGGACTTCGTCAGCGTGGACGGGACGCACGAGTACGTGCGTGCGGTGAACAACACGCCGAACGTGACCTGCTCGTGGCGTCACTCACCGTGGGACGGCAAGATTTCGATGATCGCCCGCGCTCTCGAAGGCGTCGAAGGCGGCGTCGTCATGCAGGTGGACAGCGACGAGCTCTGGCAGGCGTGGCAACTGGAGCGGATCTACTGGCTGATGCTTCAGCAGCCCGTGGCGACAGCCGCACGGTTCGCGTGCCGCTACTGGGTCGGACCCTCGAAGATCCTGACATCGACTACGGGCTGGGCTCGCGGTGACCTCGAATGGCTGCGAGCGTGGCGATGGGGGCCGGGCATGCGGTTCCTCCGACACGAGCCGCCGATCGTCACTGGATTTGACCGATGCGTGAGCATCGAAAACACCGAAGCGGCGGGGCTCGTGTTCGATCACTACGCGTACACGACCGAGCAGCAGATCGCCATGAAGCAGGACTACTACGGCTACACGGGGCTGGTCGATGCGTGGCATCGGCTCCAGGCGACGAGCGGACCGGTGAATCTTCAAGAGTTCTTTCCGTTCGCCATCGGGGCGACAGCGGATGACGTGGGGATATGACGACCTACACCATCACCGCCGCCGACATCGAGGCTCACCGCCCCGACGTGCTGCTCCCGCCCGACGAGGAGTTCGCTGCGGCATACGCAGCCGACGTTCGCATCGGTCGCGAGATCGCCGCTGAGCGCACGGTGGCCCTGGTTGCCATCGCTCGCAACTCGATGCCATGGCTTCCGCAGACGCTCTCGCTCGTCGAGGAGACGGGTGCGATGTTCCGATCGTGGTCGGCGTTCATCTTCGAGAACGACTCGGAAGACGAGACGAAGGACGTGCTCGCGGCGTGGACCGACGGCACGCAGCGGCAGGTGTCGCTCAACGTCAACCACCGGCCGCACCTCTCGCACACGATCGCCACCGAGCGGACGATTGCCCTCGCCGAGTACCGCACGCAGTGCCAGTGGTGGGTGCGGCACGGCGAGCCGTGCGACTACGTCATCGTGTTCGACTCAGATGCTTGGGGAGGTTGGAGCGTTGACGGCGTGGCGACGAGCGTGGCACATATCGAGGCTGCTCGCGAGGCGTCGTGCATGGCGAGCTATTCGTGGGCGGAGCACAACGGGTACGCGATCCACTACGACGCATTCGCGGCACGGTGGAATCTCTGGCGGCGTCGCGACCAGACGTGGTTCCACCACTGGCACCCGCCTGTCGGCTCGCTGCCTCTGCGATTTAACAGCGCCTTCGGACAGCTGGCGCTCTACCGGAGGGACGCCTACCTCGCCATGCGGTACAGCGGCGAGGACTGCGAGCACGTGTGTGCTCATCGCACGATGCCGGGGCGGTTGTATCTCAACCCGTCGAGCCGGTGCGTCTCCTACTGGACACCACGCGATGCCCGGCAACACGGCGACAATTGACGCCGCGATCCTCCGCGTGCAGTGGGAATCGCAGATGCCGATGGCTGAAATCTGCACGCACTGGACGATCGCTAAGGACCAATTGATACGCCTGCGCGACGTGTGGCATCTGCCGAAGCGTCACGACCGCAGCCTGCGCTACAAGCCGCCTCGTGATCCTGGCCCCGATGACGAGGAGGAACGGGCGAGCCGCGAGAGCCTGTCGCTGGCTCCGCAGATCGCCGCCCGTGCGACGTGCGTGCAGGCACTCTGGACTGAGCAGCAACGCCGCGATCGCACGATGGCGACCACGCCGAGCGGAGGGATGCTGCGGTGGATCAACGCGAAGGACATCGTCCAGCGGTTCGCCGATGACGAACTGCAAGGCTAGGGGGATAGCGTGGCAGACTCGGGGAATCCCCCGGAGTACGTGCCATGGACGCCCGCGAGCTCGGTGCCACGCCCGACGAGATCACGCAGTACGGCGCGACGCTGTCGTTCTGGGATGCACTGCGGTTGCTCCAGAAGTATTCGCCGGTCGTGAACTACGCCCGTGCGTTCATCGGCGAGATCGACCCGTACAAAAAGGGCTTGGTCGTCGCCGATGCGTGCGAGTGGATCGCCCAGCAGACCGACGCGCGGCTCGACGACGAGCTCGTGCGGCACGTTGCGGCGGTGCTGAAGACCGCCGAGGGCGAGGCGCTGGTCCGGTTCTGCCTCTTCCAGGTCGGGGTGAAGTGAGATGACGACCGATGCACTCCTACGCATCACAGCCGTCGCTGCTGCGGTTGCTCTCATCGCTGCGCCGTACGCAGGGCAAATCCGCGCTGCGGCCGCCGCAGCCGCCGAAGCCATCCGGCAGCACAGCGGGATCATCGGGCGTCTGATCGCTGCGAGCCTGCTCATCGCCGCCGCGTGGGGCAAGGTGCCGATGCCGACGCTGCCCGCCGTTGGCGGTGGCGTGGTCGCTCCGGGGCTCGCCGTCGAGGAGCCGAGTGCCGCCATGCGTGAGACCGTCGAGCCGATCGCAAAGCAACTCAGGGGCATGAGCATCTCGGATCGGATGCTCTGGGCGGCGACGTGGTCGAAGGTCGCGATCGTAGCGGCAGGTGACGTGGCGACGACCGAGGTCGTGTTCTCCGATACCCGTGCCCTGCGGATGTACACGGCGCTCAGCCTCGACATCGCGTGGCGACGTATCGGCGGCCACAAGCCGGGCAACGAACCGCTTCGCTCTGCCGTCGAGGCGGCGTACGCGTCGGCGGTCGGTGACGCGATCGTGCCAGTGGATGCCAGCGTCCGCGAGCGGTACGTGGCGTTCTGCCGAGCGGTCGCTTGGGCGGCCATGCCAGCCGGGGGGTGAGCATGACCGCCGACGCATTCGTGCCGCTCTTCGGCTACACACCCGACCCGGATGGGGCGGCGGCGTTCGTGTCGTCACTGCCGCGCCCGACGCTCGCCGAGGCCGGGCCGAACCTCCAGGCGGCGAACGAGGACGTGTTCCTCGGACAACACCTGCTTGCCTGCATGCCTGCGTGGAAGCGTGGCTCGCAGCCTATCGGCTCGTGCGTGGGCTGGGGCTTCGCGATGTGCGTGGACGTACTCGCCGCGTGCGATGTCGTCGTGCGTCGCGAGCCAGAGGTATTCGGCGGTCGCACGATCGAGGCGAGCGTCTACGGGCTGTCTCGCGTCGAGGCTCGCGGGCGATCGTCCGCGCCGGGCGGCGACGGCTCGACGGGATTCCACGCCGCCAAGGCTGTCCGAGATTGGGGCGTGCTGCACTACGGTCAGCAGTACGGCGACGTGCGGTTCGATCGCCAGTTCACAGGCACCGAGGAGAAGGCGTGGGGGCGCGACGGTCTACCCGACGTGCTGGAACCATACGCGAAGAAGCGACGCTGCACCGAGGTCACGCTCGTGCGGTCGTTCGATGACTGTGCGAAAGCGATCAGCAACGGCTACCCCGTCGCACTGTGCTCGATGCGTGGGTTCTCGATGCGATTCGCGGATCGCGGCTCGCTCGGTGGTGGCTGGCTCACGCCAGCCGGGTCGTGGGCGCACTGCATGATGGCTTGCGCTCTGCGTGTCGATCGCCCTGCCCTGCTCGTGCCCAACTCGTGGGGCAACTGCTACTCGGGGACGGTGGACGAGCGACTGCCCGAGGCGTTCCAGCGCACGAGCGGATGGGTAGATGCCGAGGTCATCGACGATATGTGCCGTGGCGGCGACTCCTACGCGCTCGCCGGGTTCACCGGCTTCGAGCCGACTGTGATGCCGACCGGGTGGCTGCGGGGGATTCTCTGATGCGTTGGCTCATCGTATTCGTCGTCGTCGCGATCGGCTGCGTGGCATCGCTGCCGCCGGATGACGTGACCGTATCCGCCGACCTCGCCGCCGAGGCCGCACGCATGGTGGTCAAGATGCGGAGCGAGATCGGCCCGGCACCGAAGCCGGTCGATGAGCGGTGCTCGAACTGCAACGGCACCGGGAAGATCGGCGACGGGAGGATCGTGATGCAGTGCCCTGAATGCGGAGGCACCGGCAAGCGATGACCCGCGACGAACTCTATGAGCATGTCTGGAAGCGCCTCCCCATGCGGAAATACATGGTGGGCCGCGAGACCGTCCATGACCTGACGACGCTGGCGATCGAGAACTGGGAGGGCGAGTACCTGGGCCACGCCGAGAGCGAAGAGGGCCGCGACATCGTGGCGATGTCGATCGCCGGGAAGGTCAAGCGAGCCCACCAGTGGCAGTCGGGCCGCGAACCGCAGGAGTACGGGTTCTTCTGGACGCTGATGCTCGGTGCGATCGTCAATGCGATCGTGCAGATCATCGTGAAATGGTGGCTCGAACGCAGTGTCAATCGCGTTCTCATGGCGGCGTGGCAACAGGAGTTGACTCGATGACCAGCGAGCAAGTGCAGAGCACGTTCCTCACGATGATCCGAGACTACGGTTTCGCAACTGTCGTGGCGTTAGCGTGCCTCTACGTCGGCAGACAGGATGTCCTGTTACCCCTCGTGAAGGCGCACTCTCAGTTCCTCGAAAAACTCGCGCAGACGCAGATCGAGATCGCCGGTGCGGTACAGGAGCAAACCCGCCTGCTCTACGCGCTCCAGCCGGGCGCACGCGAGACGCAGTACAAGGTCAGCGCCCCGGTGAAGGAGTAGCGAAATGGCAGAGTTCAGCCTGCTTCCCGGGCAGCTTGCCCTGAAAACACGCCAAGGCGACGAGTTCTCGGCGACCGTCACGCTCTCGCAGGGCACGGCGGCGTTCTCACTCACGGGATACACCGTCACGGCAGGCATCACGTCGCTCGTGGACGGCACGAGCGTGGACGACTTCACGTGCTCGGTCGTCTCGGCAACTGCGGGCACCGTCTCGATCTCGCTACAGGAGAACGAGACCTCGGCGCTTGCATCGGGTTCGTATGCTTGGTCGTTGCGGTGGATCGCGCCGGGCGCGGTCACTCGCACCGCGCTGTCGGGCGTACTGGAGGTGACGCGGTGAGCATCACGGCGAGCGTCTCGGGATCACCGATCACAGCGAGCGTGACCGAAAGCGGCGCGAGCGTCGCGGTGTCGCCCGTGGCGATCTCCGCGACCGTGCTCGCGGGCATCGGGCCGCAGGGACCGGCGGGCGCTGGCGGCGATGTCGGATCATCGACGCTCGCCGGGCTCACTGATGTGCAGATCACCGCTGCCGCCGAGGGTGATGTCCTTCGATACAACGGCTCGAAGTGGGCCGACTACGCCGAAGTGAACCTGACCGATGGAGGTAATTTCTAGCCATGCCGAACGTCATCAGAATCAAGCGTCGCGCGTCATCCGGTGGCGCAGGAGCGCCGAGCTCGCTCGCCAACGCCGAGCTCGCGTTCAATGAAAACTCGAACATCCTCTACTACGGTACAGGCACCGGCGGTGCTTCTGGCTCGGCCACTAGCGTGATCGCGATCGCGGGATCGGGTGCGTTCGTCTCGATCACCGAGGTCCGCGCTGCGAACACGGTCCTCGCTGGACCGACGAGCGGTGCCGCCGCTGCGCCGACGTTCCGGGCGCTGACCGCCGACGACATCCCGTCGCTGTCGGGCGTCTACATCCCGATGTCGGGCACGGCGACGCCGACCGGGACGTACACGTTCTCGGGCACGGTAAACGTCACGGGCACGTTCCAGGTCGGCTCGACGACCGTCACGTCATCGGCGGCCGAGTTGAACCTCGTGGATGGCTCGATCGCGAACACGGTCGTGAACTCGAAGGCAGTGATCTACGGATCGGCCGGGCAGATCGCGGCGACGACGGTCACGACCAGCGGCAACGCGACGGTCGGCGGCGATCTGACGGTGACCGGCAACCTCACGGTCAACGGCACGGTCACCACGGTCAACTCGACGACAGTGACCGTGGATGACAAGAACATCGAGCTCGGGTCGGTCTACTCGCCGACTGACACGACCGCCGATGCCGGTGGCATCACACTTCGCGGAACGACTGACAAGACGATCCTCTGGCTCAACTCGACCGACTCGTGGACCTACAACCAGAACATCGAGCTCACCTCGGGCTACGCCTACCGGATCGACGGCGTCTCGGTGCTCAGCAAGACGACGTTGGGCTCCACGGTCGTGTCGTCATCGCTCACGAGCGTGGGCACGATCACCACGGGCACGTGGTCTGCCACCGAGATCGCCGTGACCAAGGGCGGCACCGGACTGACCAGCGTGGCGAAGGGCACGGTGCTCGTGGCGAACGACACCAACACGATCACCGCGCTTGACGGCGGCGGTAGTAACGATGGACTCCTCGCCTACACGGCATCGAGCGACACGATCGCTTGGGCGACGAGCATCGACGGCGGGACGTTCTGACGTATGCCGACGTATCCAATCCAAATCAAGCGCAGCGGAACGGCTGCATCAGCGCCGTCGTCGCTGGCTCACGGCGAGTTGGCACTGAACTACGCCGACAAAGTTCTGTATTTCAAGGACGCCTCGAACGTCATCCAGTCGTTCACGTTCCAGTCCTACGCGCTCGCGTCGCACACCCACGCCGCCTCGGACATCACATCCGGCACGCTGGACGCCGCCCGCCTGCCCCTCGCGACGACGCTGGCCGCCGGTGCGGTGATCGTCGGCACGGGGCTCGGCGTGTCGTCTGGCACGGTGAGCGTGACGTACGGGACGACCAGCGGCACGGCTTGTCAGGGCAATGACTCGCGGCTCTCTGACGCGAGGACGCCGACATCGCACGCCCACGGCAACATCAGCAACGCCGGTGCGATCGGAGCGACGGCGAACTTGCCTGTCATCACCACCACGTCGGGCGTGCTGACGACGGGAACCTTCGGTACGTCGGCGTCGTCATTCTGCGAGGGCAATGACGCCCGCCTGAGCGACACCCGCACGCCGACGGACAACACCGTCAGCACGGCGAAGATTCAGAACGACGCCGTCACGTATGCCAAAATTCAAAACGTCTCCGCCACCGACCGCCTGCTCGGTCGCTCGTCTGCGGGTGCAGGCGACGTGGAGGAGATCACCTGCACCTCGTTCGGTCGTTCCGTGATTTCGTCAGCCGACTCCGCTGCGGCACGCACCACGCTCGGCGTGCAGCCGACGGCGAGCCCTACGTTTACGGGCAACGCGCGGGTAAACAGCAGCGATTCCGCTACGTCGCTTCTCGTCAATGGCGCTACCAAAGGCGTGCGATTTGCAACCAGCAGCACCGCAACTGCGATCGAAGGCGTAGACAGCACCGGCACTGGTTCCTATCAACCGCTGATCATCAACGGATCGACGGTTACCATCCAGAGCAATGGCGGTACATCTGCTATCACGGTCAGCACAAGCCAAACCGCCACGTTCGCGGGGCAGATTGTCGGGCAGGCGGGGGCGGCGATATCCGGCGGCGCGGTCACCGTCACGTCGCCGCTCGTCCTCACCGGTACCGTCGCGGGCAACGTCCGTCAACTGCGGATGCAGACCAGCGGCAGCACTCGCTGGGAGGTTGGGCCAGGATTCGACGCGGAGAGCGGCAGCAACGTCGGCTCCACGCTCTGGATCACGCGATGGTCGGACTCTGGCGTGTTTCTCGGCACGCCGATCTCCATCGCACGGGCGACGGGCGTCGTCACGTTTGAGTCGCAAGTCCTCGTCAACACAGGCAGCGGCAGCAGCGGCTCCTACAAGCCGGGCATGGCGATCAGCGGGGACGACGATACCGGCCTGATGCAGACGACATCCGGCGGCGCTAATACGCTGTCGCTTGTGACGGCAGGTAATGAGCGGGTGCGAGTGGATGCGAGCGGCGCTGTTGGCATTGGGATGACTCCTACATCGTTGCCGCTGAGTGCGTTTTCGTTTGCAACGAGCGACGCCAACAAGGCCACGCTGTTGCTGTCCGGCACTGTGGGTTCAGGCCAAAGTTTTGCGGGCATTAGGTTTTCGCACAATGTGTTCACCACTGGGTGGGGTGCAGACATACTGTGCGTGGACACTGGAAACTTCGGTGGCATCCTGTCGTTCCGCACGTCGGCCACCGGGTCCGCGACGGCGACGCCAACCGAGCGGATGCTGATTGATGCGTCGGGGAATGTGGGGATTGGGGTTACACCGACGCAGCGACTCCACGTAGTACGTTCTGGCACCGGCATAGCCGCGCGGTTCACCGACAACTCCACGCAGACGCTGGACATCGGAGTGACGGCATCGGCGGGCGTGTACTACGACAATCCAAACAGCGGCTACCATGAATGGCAGATCGGTGGTTCAGGGAAGATGCGGCTGACGGGCGGGGCGGAACTCTTGATCGGCACCACAACCGACAACGGTGCCTACCTCCTCCAAGTCAACTCCCAGATTTACGCCACCAACGCGACCATTGCCACCTCCGACGCACGGTTCAAGACCAACATTGAATCACTGACCGACGCCACTAGCGTCATCGAATCGCTGCGGCCCGTTGCGTTCGACTTCATACCGCAGGAAGACCGCAACTTCGCCACCGAGCGTCAGGTCGGACTCATCGCCCAAGAGGCTGAGGCGGCACTCGCTGGCATCGACTACGCCGACAGCGTGGTCGCACAGTGCGGCGACCATCTTGGGCTGGCGTATGAGAAGTTGGTGCCGGTGTTGATCAAGGCACTGCAAGAGTCCAACGCACGCATCGCCGCACTAGAGGAGAGGATCAATGGCTGACATCCCCACGCTGTACGCTGCCGAGCCGCTGTCTTACGCAGCCACGTACGACCGCCTGTGGGTCCGCGAGATCGTAGTGTCCAGCCCGACAGGCGGCGACGCCGAAGCCCGCGTGACGCTGGTCCGTTTCCGCACCACCGAGACCGGCGTCGAAGAGGCGCCAGCCGAGCCGGTGCGGCTGCACGTGCGCGACCTGCTCGCGGGAGCGGAGGCCGACGCGGACCTCGCGGCGGCGGTGGGGGCGTTGATGGCATATGTCGCGAAGGTGGGCATCGAGCAGGGCGTCGTCGCGGCGGGCGAGTGAGATGGTCGTCCTATCGTCGATCCTGCGTCGCGACGAACCGCAGCGCGAGCGACGCGAGCGGGTGCCGCTACCCGGTGAGCTCGCCGTCGTCTGCGTGTTCTGGAATCCGGCTGGGTGGCGATCGCTGCGGCGGAACTACCTCCGGTTCCTCCACGAGATGCGGTGGTGGGGCGTGCCGACGTTCAACGTCGAGCTCGCCTACGAAGGGCAGGCGTTCACGTGCGACGACGCGTGGCTCCAAGTCCGAGGCGGCGACCGAAACGTCCTGTGGCAGAAGGAGCGGCTGATCAACCTCGCGGTCGAGAGACTGCCGGATCGGTTCGACAAGATCGCATGGATCGACGCCGATATGGTCTTCCTCGACCACCAGTGGCCCGAGCGGCTGTGCCGCACACTCGAAGAGTGGCCTGTGGTGCAGTGCTGGAACGAGTGGCACTGCGCCGGGCCGGACGGGCAGATCGAAAGTAAGAAACTTTGCGTCGGACATCGCTGCGAAAGGTATCTCAGCGAACAGAACTGCTGCCCTGGCGGTGCGTGGGCGGCACGACGCGACATCTGGCCGCTCTACGATCGCCACATCGTCGGCAGCGGCGATTCGATGATGGTCGAGGGATGGACGAACCACCAAGTGAAACGCTGTCTGCGACTGATGAACGAGCCGATGGCGCGGCACTTCCGCGAGTGGTCGGAACTCGCGTACGCGAAGGTCCGAGGCGAGATCGCGTGCCTGCCCGGTGACGCGATGCACCTGCACCACGGAAGCCTCGCCGATCGGCAGTACCACTCCCGGTGGTATCCGGTCGTGAACGGCGGATATGACCCGGCGACGCACGTCGAGGTGGACGAGAACGG